GCTTGAGGGTCATCCATCCAAGCCTCTAGGTGGTCTAACCACTCATCTCTTTTCCTGTCTTTTATCTGTTGTTGAGCAGAGATTGCGAGGGCATCTGTAAACCATTTAACGCCTTGGGCGAGAGAGTCGATTCTGTCATCGTGTCTAACAGCCCCTCGTTCTCTGCACATTCTGCTGATTTGGTAAGCAAGCATATATTGGAATCTATTTTCAGTTGCCTCATCTTCATTACTTTTATAATCCCACGTAATGACGGCAGGATCCACAACAAGCCTATGCTGATTAAAAACAGGTTCAAGGCTATCAATAATCCTATGCTCTTTCCTGACATTTGCTCTAGTCTCCTCTATGTCTATGTTTGTTTTTGTCGTCTGACAATGTTTTCTAAATAGCTCTGATACAATACCATCGCCAAAGTTGCTCTCGATGAGCAGTGTACTCGCGTCATACTTACGACATCTCCTTAATATCTCTAATAATGTCTTGTCGCTATAACCGTCTCTGGTAGCGTATACTTCATGCAGGTATATAAAACCATTTAACTGTGATAAGAAGCATGCTACAGTCTCATCTGAGCCCCTTCCAGAGGGGTCTACGCTGCATATGGTTTCTGTATACTCGCACCAGTCTCCTTGTACCTGCATAGGGCTGTACCAATAGTCCCCTGGTAGCCCCGCACACGGCAAGTCTTTGATAATATTGTCTGGACTAGAACACCAAATGATGTTTTCGGGTGCATGTGTGGGGTTTACGGGTGTAACTATTAGGTCTGCAAACTTTAATGGGAACTTTTCTGCGTCAGACAGTGTAGTGTCTAGCATAAACTGCAACATAAAGTTGCTACGTCCCATAGATGCTTCTCTATCTAGTAAATCCTCCTCCTTAAACCTTGTATCTGTAGGCAGCCAAGCCATGTCTTTCTTTTCTAAATCCTCGGCTAGTTGCGGTGCAAGCAAGCCATCATACATAGCTACCTTGCGAGGGTATCTAGCTGGCCATACAAAAGGTCTATAGCTACGTTCTCGTAGTTTATTGTAGACAGTAAAAGTGGTTTGAGGAGTTCCCAAGAACATAATCCTAGAATCACGCTTAGGAGTAAGGATAGACTCACATTCAGTAACCAACTGTAAAAGTTTTTCACGTTGTAGTTCTGTCATACTGTTGTTTGGTACTTCGACATCATCTAGTACCATTAGGTCAGCTCTAGATCCTGTAAGCTGTCCTGTTATACCCACAGACTTAACTGAGGGTGCTTGGTGCGGTGCTGCTGGCCCCACATCAAATGATATACGTGACCATCTTTGGTCATCGTTTTTAGGTTTTAGTTGTGATAACCAAGGTACTTCTAGTATTAGTCTTTGACAGAAGATTGAGAATGAGTCTGCTCTATCTTTTGAAGCAGAGACGACCATAATCTTTTTATCTGGGTTATTGAATAAAGTCCAAAGGACAAATGCAGCAGTAATCCAAGACTTACCAACGCCACGAAACGCTTGGATTTGTAATCTTTTTGGGCCATGTTGTAGGTACTCAGCGATACATAGTTGTGCTCTGGTAGGAGCTGGTAGGTTTAAATGTGTCCAAACAGCGGTAAGAAAATACCTAAAGTCCTGTTGGAGTTGTTCTTCAATTTTCATATATCACAATCAGCATCTCTAGTTATACTCATATCATTTAAGCCCTTGACTTCAGATGGTATAACCTTTACCCCAGGTTCACTACGCCACTCCTCACAGAAGTCACATAGTTTGTGATACTCTTCAACAGCATCATCTACAGCTTTTTTAGCTTTGTAGTCTACATATTGAGGTTCTATCCATAGCAAAAACCACACCATAGCCCAACGAACTGGGCGAGGTGTAGCATATGCAATGTCTTTGAGTTCCTGTAATAGTAGTTTATTAGGGTTAAATAGTTTGTTCATTTAATCCAATTTAGTATTAGTTTTTCTCGTAGTGGGTTTGGTGGGAAGTTGTCCCTAAACCACACTAACCAGTTCATACTTCCTTTTTCTTGATTACATCGTCTACAGGCGGGAACACAGTTGCAAGTATTGGTAGCACCTCCCAAACATCTGGGATGTACATGGTCAATGGTAAGATCAAATTCATAATGTTTTTGTCCGCAATAAATACATTCATAATTGTTTGCCTCCTTAATAGCTTTTCTCCATAGGCGTTTTGCGTCTCCTGATGTCATGACTATTAAGTTTTGTGTGTAATGTTTATAAGTAGGAAGTACTGGTGTCATTTTTTACCACGATTTCTAGCTCTGTTTTTTGAAACACTTTCACGTACTAATCTTCCTGATTTAGTGTGTGAAAAATCCTTTCCGCCCTTACCTTCAGCCCCCGCCTTTCTACGGGCTCTTTTAAGTTCCACCCTATAAGAAATGGCTTCTTTGGTTGAGTTACGCTTTCTGTTGTAGGCGTTTTTTTTGGCTCTGGATTCTGGGTTGTCTCTGTAGTTTTTTGCACTTCGTTTAAGTTGTTTACGTGGTAGTCGTCTAGGAGCCATTTCTAATTACCGATTTTTGTACTGTGTCAAAATCGACAGTTGGCATAATGTCTGCTAGTTGAGATAAAGGTGACGTGTCAAACGCTACACCTGTTATATCATTTTTGTATAGCCAGTCAGCAGCAGCTTTTAGGTCAGCGGTAGTAGCTTCACCGCTACGTATTCTGTCTATTAGCTCAGTTGTAACTAAATTATGTAATTCGTTAAACTGTTGCTCTCCTGCTCTTTTCATTTAATGTCTAATCCTTTTTTTACTATTGCTAGAGCTTTATCATCAAGCTCATTATCTGACATTTCTACTAACTTTTCTAGTAAATCTACGACAAATACTTTAAACTTGTCACTTTTTAAAAAAGTTAAAACGATTGGTTTTAGTAGTGCTAACATCTTTCTTAGGTAATAACGATTGTATAGGTACGATGTCTTGGCACATGTGAGCTACACGGCTGCCAGGGTATATCGTAAACCCTTTTTGTTGTAGTTCTGCACATTTAAGTGCACGAACAAGCTCGTAGTCAAGCCTCATCTTTTCTTCTTGTCTCTTAGCTATTTCTTGACATTGTTTAGTCAAGTCACGGTTAAGTGGCACTGAAAAGTTTATTTGAAAGCCCCAGTTTTCTGATATAACATAACCTTCATCGTCATACGGTGAGGTGTCATTACCCATATAAAAGGGGCTAAACGTCATTGTTGATCCATTACAAGATATGGAAGAACCATATTGTTGTCTAGACGGTGCTCCATTATTTTGAAATTGCACAGCCTGATTGGTAACATTTCCTGTTGCTGCTGCCACAGGGTTGGACGTGTTATTGGTGTCTCCTTCTGCATATACAGGTGTTATTGTGAGAATACAGAAAGCGATGTAGTAGTAGAGTTTATTGTAAAGTTTCTTGTGGTGTCCCATTGTTCTACTATTCCAGCTGATCTGGTGGTTGTTTCTAGTGTCCAAGGTAGAGTTGTATCTGTTATGGTAAATGTAGTGCCACTAGCTGCTATATCAGCAGAGGGTGTTACATTAGATCCATTCCAAGTCTTTACTTCAGCCCCAAAAACTTGACGCTGTTCTACTTCGGTTATAGTTTGTGTGGTTGTGGTCGTTGAGTTCATCGACCCTGTTGTAAACTGGGGCGTGACAACATTAGCATATGCACCTGCAGGTAGCAGTAACATAGCAATAAATAGTTTTTTCATGCTTTTGGTTTATCTTTGTTTGCCATAGGACATACAGGAGGTTTACTTCCACCGTTCTTACCAGTAGTAAGACCAAATGTAGCAAGTGCTCCAGTAAAAACGCTGGCCACGAAAGTGATGTCAGAGTTACCAGATTTTTTAACCATAGGTATATCTACATAGTTCATAGTAATGATAAATCCAGACCATACTACTACACCTAGTCTAACTATAGTTCCTAAAAATTCTATTTGATGCTCTTTATCTTCTGCAACATCTTTCATTTTTTTTAAGAAACTTCTGGGTTGCCCTTTGATAACTTTATCTTCTTCCATGCTGTTTTAAGTATTGGTTTCATAGCTGTAACAACCCATTTAAAAGCTGCTGTTGCAGTTAGGGTTGCAGCTACAGAAACGACTGCTGTAGTAGAAGCCGTTATAAGTATTTCGTTTTCTGGTAAAGGCATTTGAAAGTCCGTAAACGGTATATCAACTTGCCTTATGCCAGTAGGTGTTTCTTCTGTAGCCTCTGGTTCTGTACCTTCTGGTTCTCTAAGATCACTAGGAGGCACTACCAAAGGTACATAACTAGGAACGTCAGCTGTTGGTAAAGGTATAGATATTGTTTTAAACTTTTGTGCTGGTGGTAACTTTATAGTGGGTATTTCCACTTAATTAGAAAAATCAGCAACCTTTTTTGCGTCTTCTTCTAATGCAGCAATAGCTGACCAAGTTACCTTACTGTTTTTGTCGGCAACGTCAAGAACACCATTTTTTAATGCTCTCCATTCACACATCGACAACCAATTTAATTCTGTAATTGTATTATTACCATTAATATTTGATACTATTACACCAGTATCTTTAATATCTTCGTTACCTGTTTTATTTCTAAGAAGTGTGTATGCTTTTAAAAAAGTGTTAATGTCCATAATTTTTATGCGATAGTTGTGATGGATGTAACGTCAGATGAATATTCCTCTAAAAGAATACCATGACCTGACGCAGTTACTCCGTTAAATGCATCCATTGTGTATGATGCCCCGTCAGATCCTTCATTGTTATATTGTCCCATTCTTTTACCTTGCCCAGAATTGTGTCCATTTGTAACAATTCTTACCTTTACTGCGTTAGTTGTATTGGGATGAAACAGAACAGAAACACTTCCATTATTTCCATACATGTTCTGGTCTTGACCTCCAACTGTAATTGCCAGACCAGCAATACCATAATAGGTAGACCCACCATCACTTGACCACTGTAATGTAAATTTATTTGATCTCCAAGTTGAACCATGATCCATTGTGTTAAAGTAAGTTACCTTAATAAAATTTGATGTTGATGTTGGAGTAATTGTTGCAGTTCCTTCAAATGGTATTCCCATTACAAGATCAGAAGTACTTTCGTCATGTAATACAGAATTTTTTACCCATTGTTTTGCTTGTAAAAGACCACCAGCTGGTGCAAATGATAATGCTGAACCATTTGTTTTTAAAAATTTATTTGCGTTACCAGATTGACTTGGTATAGGGTCTGCTATACCTTTTGCTACGAAGTTCCAGCTTGCATGAGCTGTACCACTACTTGAAGGTGCATTACCTGTTGAGTTTGCTACGCATATATACGAGCTTGTTATTCCAGAGTCTGTATACTCAACTAAATCATCAACTACATACGCAGTAGAGTTATTGTAAGTACCTCGCCAGACCTGTTTAATTTTGCCGAGATCAATAGTTGCCATGTTAGATAGTTGCGATTAGCTTACCATTTGCATTTAAGCTAAAGGTAAAACCTGTAGCTGCAAAAATA